GGGAAAAAGCTGTTTATGTCAATTGACAATCTGGCGGAATATGGAAGAACAGGCACAGCGGCCGACTTTGTAAATGACATTGTTACAAATATGAACTCCATTGGTTCTGGCTGGACAGCAGGAACGGTTGATCCTGAAACCGAAACCAAGACTATCGTATTTTCAAATGAGAACTGCTGGAAGGCACTTATGAAGGTTGCTGAAGCGTTTGCGCTTGAATGGACGCTTACCGGAAAGTCTATTTCAATGGTAAAATCCGTAGGGACGGAAACCTTGCTCAGCTTTGAATACGGTCGCAATGTAGGGTTGAATAAATTGGAAAGGGTACAGGTACAGGATCAAAACATAGTCACTAAGGTTTACGGATTCGGCTCGATGACGAATATCCCGGACACTTACCGGAACCGGGCAAAACGGCTTGTCTTTGAAGAAACTTCAGCTCCTTCCGGGTACGGTGGCGGAATAAGATTCTTAACCAAGAACACAGAACTATATGGAGTTATCGAAGGACAATTTACAGACGATGACATATTCCCAAACAGAACAGGCACGGTTGAGCAGGCCGTTCAGCTTTTTGACACAAACAATCTTTATCTTCCCGGCACAAGTTATATTCAAGATGGTACTATTGACTTCAATATAATTGACTATTACATAAACGGGATGACTCCGTTAATTGTATTCAAATCAGGAGCGCTGGGTGGCCAAGAATTTGAGATATGGAAATATGATCCAGACAACAAACGGATTTACTTCAATCCTCAATCAGATGAAGATGGCTGGACGACTCCGCAGCCGGGGTTTGTCGCAGCCCCCGGAGATACTTATACCTTGGTTAATATTGCACTTCCACAGGCATATATTGATACTGCCGAAGCGGCATTACTGGCAGCAACGGAAAAATACCTTGATGAGAACAGCGTTCCGATGGTGGCATATATTATTGACTTGGATCCAAAATATGCAAAAACCAATACCATTGTGGTTGCAGTAGGTGATAAAGTAACGGTTATTGATTCAGCCTTGGGTGTTAATAGCTTAATACGAATTTCCGAACTTTCATACCCTTTAATCAACCCTTATAAGAAAAAGGCCGTAATTGCAGACTTCGTTCCATATACGACTCAGGAACGGATTATTCACGCAGCAATATCGAGTACAATAGAAACCCGAATTGTTGATCGAAGTGCAGATGAATTAACCCGGCGAAATGCAATGAGGCAAAGGCAATTATTGGGATTGATCTTTGACGCTGACGGGTACTTTGACGGTTCCCGGATTAAACCATTGACAGTTGAAACTATGGCATTAGCCGTGGGTGCAAAATCACAGAATTTTCACCTTAACGGGGTTACTATAAAGGCAAACTATCTTGGTAATCCTAATTCCTTTTATGTCAGTCCCGGAGAGTTGGTTCATCACGAAATTGATATTTCCGGGCAGTATGTTTGGGAAATTCAGGCAGCCTATGAAGTGGATAATCTCACTCCCACAACAGCTTATTATTTATATGCCAAATGTTCAAAGTTAGCAATGGTTGGCGAATGGCTTCTATCGGACACTCAATACGCAGCCGACGGAATAGACGGGTATTACTATTTCCTTTGTGGTATTCTTTACGCAGTTTACACCGATGACATTGGGAGCTGGCGAGATTTTGACTTCACTTATGGAATGACTTATATTAATGGCCGGACAATAACGACCGGAAGAATTCAGACTTTGAACAAACTGAATTATATTGATCTTGATACCAATATGTTCAGAATAGGCGATTCAAACAGTTCCCTTGATTGGGGTGTTACTGTAGCCGGGCAACTAACTCTTAAAGGGGTTCTGGTGCAAAGGGGAGCTGGCGAGTATTTCCCTGTTATTCTTTTCCGGGGAGTTTATAACCCGGCAATAGTTTATTACCATGGAGATATGGTTACTTATAATAACCAGACATGGATGTTTCACAATGACACCCCAACGGCCGGGGTAACTCCTGTGGAGGGGGAATTCTGGACTTTAACTTCACAGGTGGGTGCGCAGGGAGCAGATGGAGCAAGCCCGATCGGTATTTACCGGGGAGAATGGAGCATTGGAACTGATTATTACGGTACTTCTATTCGGGTCGATATTGTACATTACGGAGGTGTTTATTACATAGCAAAACCCACAGCCGGGAATCCCTTCAGGGGAATAGTGCCAACAAACACGGCTTTTTGGCAGAGCTTCGGAGCTAATTTTGAATCAATTGCCACAAAACTGATCTTTGCGGAATTTGCATTTATAGATAATTTGGGGGTAAGATTCTTTGAAGGCATCCCAGTAAGTCCGGGAGATTTGGATGGATATGTAACTAATACGCTTCCCAATATAGCAGGAACCGCAAGGATTGATCATGTAGTTTTGACTTATGGCATAAGTGGCTCGGCGAATATAACCTGTAACGGAGTTACCCGGCTTTGTAATTTTGCAAGTTCATTAAGTCAATCGGCTCAAAACTTCAAGGACTTATTCTATACTGATTATTATGTTTCCGGGGTGTTACTTTCAGTATCGAGTAATATTCTTTCATTTACAGAGATGAACGGGGTTGATTTTTCTGGAAGCACAAGTATTGTAAATGTATCAGGAACCTTATCAGGAGAATCGAATACGAGTCCATCGCACGTTGACGGACAGGCACAAGTTGATACAGTTACTTTAACAGGAACAGGAGGGTGCGCAGATATAACAGCCAATGGATTAACCCGAAGAGCTTATTTCATAGATTCCCTATCGGACGCAGCTATTAATTTCAGGGATGCTTGTGATACCGCTTACCTTGAAAGGGATATAATTGTAACGGCAAGTGGACCTGATATAATTTTCACCTCGAGATACAAAGGTCAAGCTTTCACGGGGACAACTTCAATAGTTCATGTTGATTCTTCATATCAGGGAGCGGTAAGTATTGCCGGGAACGATATTTGGGAAAACTATACAAACAATGACCATTATGGAGCTATTTTAATAAACATGAGAGGATATAATGGTGGTTCAGAGTATTTCAGAACGGTTGTTATTGGAGATGGGAAGGGGAATTTTGTAATGACAATAGGGGGAAATCCATTAGAACGTGGGAATCATAAATTTATAAATATCAATGCCGAAACGATAAGACTATGGAATCTTCCGACAGGGGGGAGTCAGTGTTATTCCGGTGAACTTTATGTTGATGCAAATGGATTTATAAAACAAAAACTGCCAAATAGATTCTAATGGGAATTGCGACAGGACATAGAAATGGTGGAGTTCCACTTGCTCCGGGGAAACGGCATGGGATAAATCAAATTACCAACCGGCATGGAATTCCTTTCTACAAACAGGGTACTGGAAGTTCCGGCACTTCTATAAAAAGACAGGGAGAAACGGCAATTAATTTTAATCTCTCAGGTAATTTATCCGGGCAAGCTTCTGTAAAAAGTCCTTTAATGGCGGCAGAATTATTCAGATTTCTTCTTTCCGGTAATTTATCAAAGTCTGTTACTTCGCATGAGGCTCAATTACTGAAGACTTACGGAATCACTATTAATTTCTTCAATACAGGGGAATTGAGGCGAAAGCAAAAGTTATCTGGATTTTCTCAAATTCAATTTGATGTTCCGGGAACTATTGCGGCAGCAAGGAAACAGTATAATCGTGCAGGAGTGTCGTGGATTACGCTTGACGTACAGGGTAATTTAATAGCAGTTCCTGTTCAATTAGGATATGGATTACTTTATAATTGGTATTGTATATCTTCTATTAAGTGGGGATATTTATACAATAAATATGCAGCACAGGATTCAAGATATCTCGCTGCTGACGGATGGAGATTGCCTAATGGAACTGATTTATACTATATGGCACGGCCTCTTATTGATGGTCATTCTGATCCGTATCCAGAAGCCGGGACAGCCTTTTCGAGTGATAATATTTACGATTGGCAGGGGACAATTTATGGCACTAATTCATCGGGGTATAATGGAAAAGGAACAGGATCAAGAGCGGCAAACGGAGGATTTGGAAATGGTGGTTATGGTCAAGAGTCTTTTTGGGATAGTTACGGAACAATATATAAATGGTGGCTTAATAATGGTCAATATGCCCCCTATGCTTATGCTGTCACAAATAATGGCTGTTCAATCAGGTTTGTTAAGGATTCCACAACCCTTTCAGAAGGTGAATTTGGTACATATACAGGCAATGACGGGAGGGTTTATAAAACCAAATGCATCAACGGAGTCGAGACTATGGTTGAGTATCTGGCAGAAACAAAATACCGTAATGGAGATTTAATACCAGTTGTCCCGGGTAATTATGCATGGTCGGTATTAACGACAGGAGCAAGGTGCGCTTATAACCTTAATGAAGATAATGCGTTTCGCAATATCGCACCTGCTGGATGGCATATTCCAACTCACACAGAATTACAAGACTTAGTAACGTATGTTGGATCAGGTCCTTTTAACAAACTAAGAGAAATAGGAGTTGTTTATTGGTCTATGTCGGGAGGGACAAATGATTTCAGTTTTAATGCAAGAGGTAGTGGCAGGCGGGAATATTGGAATGGTGCTTTCGCATTATTAAGAGCAGATATGTATTTGTGGTGTAAGGATACCTTATCGGGGTATCCTTATGGGATGTACTTATGGCAAGCCCCAGAAAGTGTTGTAATCACCTCATTTTATCATAGAGAAGGTCATTCAGTTCGTCCTATAAAAGACTCTACTTCTTTATCAGATGGGCAAGCCGGAACAGTAACAGATATTGACGGCAATACTTACCCGACTATTTGTATAGGCACTCAAGAATGGTTTGCATCAAACTTAAAGGTAACAAAATATAACGATGGCACTCCAATACCAGAAGTGACGGATAATGATGAGTGGGCGGCTTTGACGGACGGAGCTTTATGTGCATATAATAACGATCATAATAATATATAAATTAAAGTGTAACTTTGATAAAACTTAAAGACAATGAACAAAGAAGGAAAATCACTCGGATTAAAACCGCAGATAGTTGTCGGGGTCGGTCCTCATACAATTACTTCGGGATATAAGGCTTATGCCTGTAAGGTTCGTGTTGACAATACACAAATCAAATCTTACACCAGAATAAAAAATGATGCCGGAGATACAGAAGTAGTTACAAACGATACTTTTGAAAGCATTAATCTCCTTGCAGGAATTGACTACATTCCTTTTGAAGATCCAATAGTAGCAATTACGCTTAATTCGGTAGCGGATAGTATTACTTTATTTCTTGAACCGTATAATACTTAACAGTCATGCCAGATATTGTAACTGGAATTGGGATTAAAATTGATCAGGCTTCAGGCAGTCGTAACTGGACTCCCCTAAGAATCTCATCAAAGTTTCTTGAAGGATGGTCAATTACTGGTGCAGGGAATCTTGTCGGGCAAATACTTGGAAACATCTTAACTGTTGGTGGCAGTGCAGGCAGTTACACATTTCAGGTTCCTCAGACGACTCCTTATCTTAATGCTGATGATGAATATATTTGGGTAAATCCTGATGGAGTAACATGGAGAACCGCAACAGAGAACGAGTTAATAACCAGTGATTTTTCAAAGACTTTCGTTAAATATGATAATACAACACCTTATGCAATAAGAGAGATTTGGATTCTTAAGTCAGGACAAACACTAACAACTGCTGAAGAAAACCACATGAGGGATTACTGCCAACTTTCTTATTGGTGGAGTGATGTACTGTCTAATTATGGAGCATGGAAGGGAAATCGAACAGTAGGTAAGGCTGTATGGGGTCCAGACATTCCACTTATTCCAACAGGACTAACTCTTAGTTTAATTTCTGGTGGCGTTAAGGTTGATTGGACGGATAATACAGGAGGTACTGCACAGACAGAAATATGGGCACAGAACGACGGAGGAACTTCTGCCTTAGTTTATACTATTAATGCAGGAATAGTAACGAAAAGCGAAACGGTCAATCCTGTTGATTTGAGGTATTACAAAATAAGATCTAAGAGAAGTGGTCTTTATTCTGCATTTACAAGCGAAGTCTCTATTGCAATGCTTGGAGCGGAAAAGGTTACAAACGGTGGTTTTGCTGACGGAACGGGATGGACTATTACAGCTCCGGCAGGATGGGTAATCTCCGGAGGAAAGGCTATCTATGCTTATAGTCCTTATAACAGAATTATTAGGCAGAATATGGCTATTACTTTAAATCACTATTATAGATTAAAGTTTACTATAGCTGATATAACAGTAGCGGCAGCAATAGGGTTTTATGGAACAAATTTTACTTTTGCAACGCCCTTTCATGGAACTCCTGACGGTTATCCTGCGCAGACTGCGGGTGATAAGGTGTATTATATAAAATGTATAAATACAGAAACAGAACTTGTTGTATATGGTTTGCCTGCAATTGGGGTTTCATTTAGTCTCGATAATTTATCATTAAAAGAAATATTAAGTCCATGACAACGATAGTTCCGGGGATGACTCCTGCCGCATTTGTAGCAGCATTGAACAGTAATTTTCATTCTGCT